GCGCAATCACAGGCACAGGCACTGCAACGCACTACGCAATTGTTGACACTGTAAACAGCCGCTTGCTTGCGACATCTACGCTCACAACGTCTCAGGCTGTTACGAACGGCAACACGTTCACGCTGTCTTCAATCGCAATCGGCATCCCTGATCCAGTTTAAGGACGATAACAAATGGTCACTCTCGTAAACAGAGCCAAAGTCGCCACAGCCACAATTGGCACAGGCACAATCACTCTTGGTGCTGCTGAGAGTGGCTATCAGACCTTTGCTGGTGCTGGTGTCGTCAACTCTGATGTGGTGCGCTACGTTATCGAGGATGGTGATGCTTGGGAGATCGGCCTTGGCACTTACACGGCGTCTGGGACAACTCTGTCACGCACAGTGTCTGAAAGTTCTAATGCTGATGCTGCGTTGAACCTGACAGGCTCTGCTGTGGTGTATGTGTCGGCGGCTGGTGCTGATATTGTGCAGCCCGCTGACATCGGTGTTACCGTTCAAGGTTACGATGCTGATATAATGAAGACTGATGTTGCCCAGACGATGACTGCGCAGCTTACCGTCAAAGAGACTGCTGAGACGGCTTACGCCCTCACTAGCACGGACGTTGACCCTGTGAACGGGACGATGCAGCGCAAGACCACCACAGGCGCAGAAACGATCACTGGAGCCAACTTTGCTGCTGGTCAGTCCGTCACCCTTACTTTGTCTGCTGCTGCGTCAGTGGCTTTCACGGGCTTCACATGGGTTACTTCTGACGGGACTGCGCCCACTATCCTTGGCTCCAACGATACGTTTGTTCTCTGGATGGATCAGGGGTCGAACAAGTATGTTGCCTACACTGGCGGTTCAGCATGATTTTGGCTGAGAGATTGCGGATGGGTACTGTCGCTGGCGGAGGGGCATCTCTTGAAGGAAACTTCATAGAAACTAAAGAAGATGGCGACAACCGCACAATCTATACTTTTCCCGTTAGCGGGTATGATGCGGGCGTTCTTGCAATCACAATACACGCTAAGAAACAAGGTTCTTCTGCAAACACAATATCCTCCGTTACTGTGGGGGGCAACGCTGCTACTGAGGCTGTGCAAATAAGTTCTTTTGGAAATAACACATTTGTAACTGGAGTTTATTACATATCCCTTGCAAGCAGTTTTACAGGGGACATTGTTGTGACTTTTGGCGGTACTCAACTTCGAACAGCAATAGGCACTTTCTCTTTGCCTGCTGGGGTTTCTCCAGATTTCACAGACAGTGCTGAAGGCGATGGATCATCATCTTTAACGGTTGGCGATGCGTCTCAAGGTCTTTACATTGTAGGCGTTTCTTCAAACGACAGCAACAGTACATCCGTCACAAACTCTACAGAAGTCTATAACTTTCAGATGGAAAGCAATAATTTTGCAGAAGTTTGGGGGGGGTTTGATAGCAGTAGTGGCAGCAAGACTTTTGATGTCTCTCTGTCTAACCCCGATCAATTCCATTGTTCCGTAGCGGCACGTTTCGCATAAAGGAGGCCACCTAAATGCACCTGAAACTCACAAACGGCAACCCAGCCAAATACACACTGGGACAACTGCGCCGTGACAATCCAAACACCAGCTTTCCGAAGCAAATCCCTGATGAACTGCTGGCAAGCTATGGCGTGCACGCATACACACGACCATCGGCCCCTGAATACGACAGCCTGTCGTCAAGGGTTATTGATGGCAATTTTGAGCAGGATGCTGTCGGCAACTGGTCTTTGCCCCATGTCGTTGAGCAGCAACCGCTTGAGCAAGCAGGGCGTAACATTCGCTCTCGCCGTGATGGCCTGCTGCAAGAGACTGACTGGATCGTCATCAAGTCATCCGAACATGGTCAGAACATTCCCGCAGAATGGGAACTGTATCGTCAAGCACTTCGTGATATAACAAGCCAAGAGGGTTTCCCTTACAGCGTCACATGGCCCACTAAACCTTGAGGTAACACATGCTCGGATTTTCCCCATTAGCCTCTGCACCTCTCGGAGATGATGGGGTTGTCGGTGAGGTCGTTCACCTACTCACGGCTAGTCCTATTACTACGGGTCAGCCTGTTGTCGGTGCCTCTACTGTTGATCAGAACCAAGACCTTTCTGCGGAAGGCTTGACGGCAAATTCGCCTGTTATTGGGCCGTCAACGCTGGTCGAAGACCATGACTTAGCACCAACGGCTATCACCACAGGTTTGCCTATTGTTGGGTCTCCTTCGGTCACACTGGCGACAGTAATCAATGCTGATGACATTACCGCTGGTGCGCCTGCCGTTGGTTCTTCTGATGTAAGCCAAGAGCATGACCTGAGCCTTGTGGGTATCACGACAGGTGCGGCGGCATTGGGTGCTTCAGCAGTTGTGCAGACGCACATACTGGCAGCAGCAAATATAAACACAGCGCCTCCTGTTGTTGGCCCATCCAACGCGGTTATCACCGTTCACTGCGTTGCGGACGACCTGACAGTTGACGGCCCAGTTCTCGGCGATGCTACAATCGAGCAAGATCACGGCTTGCTTGCAGGCAACATCGTGACTGGCGCATCGCTTGTTCCGCCGTCGCAGTGCATAGTCACCTTCAACTTCGACTTTGACGGCGACGACATAACGACTGGCAACCCGCGTGTCCCGTCTATCTATGCAAACGCCAGCGTTCGGCGTCGGGTTCATGTATCTAACCCGTCAAACAATATCACGGTTGTGGCAATAGCGCCAAATTCTGCTATACTTCCGCATGTCGGCCCGAACGGCATTGCTGTAGTGGCATCGGCCCCAAATTCGGCTACACCTTTAAACACCACGCCGAACGGCGTCATAGTCCTGCAACCAAATGAGGCCGCTTAGATGACCTTCTACATCAAACAGAACGACACCAGCCCAGCGTTGTTGGCGACACTGCAAGACGCGGATGGCAACGCCGTCAACGTCACGGGCGGATCGATCCGCTTCCACATGCGTCAGATCGGGTCAACTGCGGTTGTCGTTGATGAGGCAGCGGTCATCGTCACGCCGCTGGAAGGAACTGTGCGCTATGATTGGCAGGCGGCTGACACAGCCGAAATTGGGTCGTATCAGGCCGAGTTTGAGGTCACATATGCTGACGCCAGCATCGAGACGTTCCCAAATGATGGTTACATCCGCGTCCAGATCATTGACGACGTAGCATAAGGGAAAAAGCATTGGAAACTCTCGACCTCTTTCTGAAATATATCGTTGTCCCTGTCGTCGCGTTTGTCTGGATGATCTACACCAAGATCAACAGCCATCACACCGAGATCGAGGTGCTAAAGACACAGGTCGAAGCAACCAAAGCCGCGCACGATCGTGAGTTCAAAGAGGTCAGATCAAACTTCGCGCGGGTGTTCGAGAAATTGGACGGCATAGAGGAAGCATTACGCAAATGAAAGTTAACAAAGCTGGCATTGATCTGATCAAAGAGTTCGAAGGGCTGAAGCTGGAGGCATACAAATGCCCAGCAGGCGTCTGGACCATTGGCTATGGCACGACGGCCCGTGCTGGCGTCGGCATCAAGCCAGAGGCTGGCATGGTCATCACTGAAGCCGAGGCCGAGTGGTATCTTGAGCAATCCGTCGCAAAGTTCGCTGCGGGCGTCGAGGCTGTCATCACGGCCCCCGTCGATGAAAACGAGTTCGCGGCAATGGTTTCTTTGGCATACAATATTGGGATGACGGGCTATCGGAAAAGCAGTTGCCTTCGCTGGCTAAACCATGGCGACAAGGCAAAAGCAGCAGCCGCGATCAAACTCTGGAACAAAGCTGGCGGCAAAGTGCTGGCTGGCCTTGTGCGCCGTCGTGAGGCCGAAGTCGCATTATTCTGGACGCCAGTTCCCGTCGTGCCAGCAGAGGCGCCACAGGGCCGCCAGAGCGCCGTACAGAGCCGCACGGTGCAATCTAGCGTCGTGCAGGGTGCCACAGCCGTTGGCGGCGCTGTAGGGGCGTTAAATTCGCTCGACGGCACTGCGCAGATCATTGCGCTGGTAGGCTGCTTTGTAATCGGCGCGTTGGCGCTGTTTATCCTGCGCGAGCGGATCAAGCACTGGTCGGCGGGCGTTCGATGACCCTGCGCCTGCAAATCTACGCGCTGGCATTGCTGGCCTTTGTCGCTGGCTTGCTGCACTGGCGGTCTGCATACGTTGACGCCAAGCTAAATGAGATGGCACGCAAGCAGGCAGAGGACCGCCTCGATGCTGCGCTTGAACGGATGGAGCGAGAGCATGAGATTGAGACGCTTGGCGATGTCGGCCTTGGCGAGCGGGCTGCTCGCTTCCTGCGCCCAGACGCCGACAAACGGTAATTACTGCGACCTTGCTGAGCCGCTCTGGCTCGGCAGCACGCAGACCATTGATACGCTAATGCAAGCGGATCGCGATCTGCTGGTCAACATTGTCATTCACAATGAGACGTGGGCCGACACCTGCCAGTGAGCCGACAAGCGACATCCATCGGACGCTCTGGCGAGTATTACGTCTGCTACCTGTTGGAGCGCGTGGGCTGTGAGGCGACCAGATCAGACGGGCGGTTTGATGTCGTCGCCGTGCGACCAGATGGTCGGATCATCTCAATTGAGGTCAAGACGTGCTACACTGCGCGAGGTGCGTCGGCAGGGTTCCGCATAGGCAACAGCAGCGCAGACTGGTTTGCGCTGTGCATCGACGGTAAGCACGGGCCGACTGTGCTGTTCGTGCGCGGCAACGATCCGCTGATGTCGCAGACGTTTGTCAGGGTCAAGACGGCAGACTTTACGCCTGCCGCGTTGACCGAGACGCTGCGCGAGTTAGCCGTTGGTGTCTAGTTCATAACCCAGCGCAAGATAGCCGCATCCG